CTCCATATGATCTTCTCAAATTAGATGAAGATACATATAGAATTTCTTTGGCTGTTGCTGGATTTGCCAGGGAAGATATTAATATCTCAGTAGACAATGGAACTCTTATTATTAAGGGTGAGATTGTAGAGGTAATAGATGCTGAAGTAGTTCATAAGGGTATTGCTGGTCGTAAATTTGTACGATCATTTGCTCTTGGAGAATATATGGAAGTAACTGGTGCAGAAATGAAGGATGGTATGCTACATATTAATGTAGATCGTGTTATCCCTGAAGACAAAAAGCCAAAGACTATTGAAATCAAACTTGCTAAAAAGTAGTATATAGGCTATAATTATATAAAAGACCTAGGCATGTCTTTAAACTGCCCCTTAATTTTAGGAGATAGACATGGCAGCAAAAGGTAGTCTAGAAGCAATCATTGAGGTTGCAAAGAAAGAGTTAGGAACCATTGAAGGTCCTAAAGATAACGAAACAAAGTACGGTGCATGGATGAAGGTAAACTTCCAACCATGGTGCCAGTCGTTCGTTTCTTGGTGTGCATTTACTGCGGGGGTAGCAAAGTTTCCAAAGTCTGCATCAACAGTAGCAGCATCAGATCAGTTTAAAAAAGAAGGTCGTTGGTCAGATGCTCGTAATGATGATCCAATGCCAGGAGACTGGATTTATTTTGATTTCCCAGATGATGGTGTAAATCGTATTTCACATGTTGGTCTTTGCATTAAGAATAATGGCGATGGAACTATCCAAGTTATTGAAGGAAATACTTCAGGAACTGCAAAAGGAGACCAGCGCAATGGTGGAATGTGTGTTGAAAAAACTCGTGCTTATGTAAAGAACAACAAGAAGAAGTTAGTTAATGCTGTAGTTGGTTGGGGTCGTCCAGTTTATACTGGTGAAGAAAATGCTGAACTACTAAATAAGTCAACAGCACCTGCTTCAACTGAAACATTACCAAAGAAGTCAGCACCAAAGGAGATCAAGCCTATTGTAAAGAAATCTTCTGGCGGAGGAAAGGGCCCAGTGGCTCTATAATGGAATCAACAAAGAAATCAACAGTTAAAACATTTACTTGGGAAACATTTCATTTTACAGTCCTTGCTGGAATAATTTATGCAGTTACTGGTGAATTGGAGTATGCAGGACTTGGAGCAATTTTTTACATTGCTATTGAGTCATTAGGTTACTATGTTCATGAAAGATTATGGGCAAAGTTTGGAAATAAGGTTAAATAATTGCCAGTTTATGATTATAAATGCACTGTGTGTTCAATATCTATTGAATTTAAAAGAGAATTTGGTGAAGATAGAGAACCACTGTGCTGTAATCAAACAATGACAAGACAATGGTCTGCTCCTACCGCTATATTTAACGGTACTGGATTTTACTCAACCGACAACAGAAAGTAGCAGTATAATATGAATATGACAATTACAGAAGATGTTGCAGAAAAAGAATGGTTATTAAAAGCAACAGATCGTTGTGATTCTTGTTTTTCAGAAGCACTTGTTAAAGTGACTGGAATATCTGGAGATTTAATGTTTTGTGGTCATCACTATAATAAGATTATGAATAGTACAGATGGATATAAGAAAATGATGTCATTTGCAATTACAGTTGTTGATGAACGAGAAAAATTAGTTAAGGAATAAATATGATTATTCAGATTATAGGTCTTCCAGGTTCAGGAAAGACAGAGTTAGCCAAGGCACTCAAAGAAAGAATCAATGCTATTCATCTTAATGCAGATGAGGTTCGTGCAACTGTAAATTCAGATTTAGGGTTTGCACCAGAGGATAGACTTGAGCAGGCTCGTCGTATGGGTGAGATGGCAAGACTTATATCTAAGCAAGGTGTTGCTCCAGTAATCGTTGACTTTGTATGTCCAACAGATCTAACTCGTGTAGCATTTGGTAAGCCCGATATATTGGTATTTATGGACACCATTGCAGAGGGTCGTTTTGAAGACACCAACAAAATGTTTGAGCGACCAACAGAGTTTGATGTATCATTCATTAGTCACAACTTAGATGCAGAAGCAAAGGCATCTCATATCATTGATAAGTTTGGTTTGCATGATTGGTCTGCACCTACAACTCTTATGCTCGGTAGGTACCAGCCATGGCACGAAGGCCACCACGCCCTTTACAAAGAAGCGGGTAAGAGAACAGAACAGGTACTACTTGGAGTCCGTAATACCTACAATACAAGCGAGAAAGATCCACTTAAGTTTGATCAGGTAAAAGAATATATTGCCAAGGATGATTTTATGGATGGGGCATTAGTATTAAGACTACCTAACATTACCAACATTGTTTACGGCAGAGATGTTGGATACAAGATTGAACAAGTAGATTTGGGGGCAGACATTCATGCTATTTCGGCTACTGAAAAACGCAAGCAAATGGGTCTTTAAACAAATGGAAAATGCTGGAAAGGCAATGAACGAAGCAGAAGAAAGACTTTTTGCTGAGGATAAAGATGAAAGTAACTAAACAAAGATCTGCAGCAAAAGCATTAAGTTGGAGATTTTTTGCTACAATTATTACATTTGTAGTAATTTGGGCAGTGACTGGTGAAGGTACTTTAGCATTTTCTATTGCTTCATTAGAAGCAGTAGTTAAAACTATAACCTATTATTGGCATGAAAGACTTTGGGATAAAACTAACTGGGGGAGAAAATAATGTATGAATACTATGTAAGAAAAGTAGAGAATGTCGTAGATGGAGATACCATTGATGTTCTTATTGATTTAGGGTTTGATATTTTATTTCAATCCCGTGTAAGATTGGCTGGTATTGACACACCTGAGTCTCGTACAAAAGATCTTGCTGAAAAGGCTCTTGGTCTTGAGGCCAAAGAGTACCTAAAGAAGGCTTTAAAGGATGCCAAGTCTGTTGTGATTAAGACTGAAAAGATGGACTCATCTGAAAAGTATGGTCGCATTTTAGGTTGGGTATATGTAGATGGAAACACAGTATCTCTTAATGACATGATGATTAACGACGGTTATGCATGGGGATACCTAGGAGATACCAAGGTTAAAGATTTTGGAGCGCTTAAAAAGGCTAGAGTAAAATCAGGTAAGTAATGAATCCAAAAAGCCAAGCACTTCTTGAACATTTAATTATGCAAGGTGCAATTGAGATGGCTGGAATTGATGCTAATGGAGAAATGACTTACTCAATTACAGATAAATTAGAAGAGGTTCATCCAGAACTATACATGGAACTCAAAAGTGAGTTTGAGTATAACATGTTTGAGATGATTCAGGCTGGTCCAAAAACTATGACTTGGAAGATTAGGACAAATTAAATGAATACTATTTTATATTTTACAGCAGACTGGTGTAATCCTTGTCAAAGAACAAAGCCATTTGCAGAAGAGTTAATCCGTGATGGAGCAAACATTAAGTTTATTGATGCAGATTCAGAAATAGAAATGGTTAAAAACTTTAAGGTTATGTCAGTTCCTACTTATATTATTTTAAAAGATGGACAAGAAATTTATCGTGCCAATGGAGCAAAAACAAAAGAACAATTAGAAGAATTGATTAATTATGAGCAGCAATGAAGATGATTTAATAAATAATTTAATCCTTCAGGGTGCTTTAGAGGTTGCTGGACTAGATGCTGAAACTGGAGAATTCCTATATGCCGTAACCCCTAAACTGCAAGAGGTTATGCCAGATATGTATGAAGATCATCTTAAAACAGTTAATAGGGACATACTAAATCTATGGGAAAAGGGTTATGTAAATGTTGACTTTTTGAGTCCAAACCCCATGGTTACAATATCCGAAAAGGGTCTTGATGAGGTTGAGGTTTCTAAACTTACTAAGCCAGAAATCTGGGCACTAGAAGAAGTCAAAAGATTGTTAAAGAACTAAAGTCTGATATAATAATTAGATGATAAAAGAAGGCGATTTTGTGATGGGATCTACCTCTGAGGGTATGGTCCATGGAGTTGTAGAGCACATTATGATTGATGGTGGAACCCTTGGTACTCCTGGATCTGAGTATGCCCTTGAATCAATGCCACCAGAAAACCCAGCAATGTCTGTTAGAGTTTATAAAGAAGAAGATGGCAAGTGGGAACCAACAGCCTATAGTATTGGAATGATGTATAAGGATGCAAAAATTGCAGACATAAATAATCACAACATGGAAGAGGATAGCGAAGAGATGGATTCAGAGGTTGCTATGGCAATGTATGATTCATCAATTGGAAAATCACAAGAAATGGAAGACGAAATGGAAAAAGCAAAAAAGCCTAACTATGGTGAAATAATTCAACCACGTCGTGGTGGCTCAACACCTTCTAACCCAAGACTTTATGCAAGAGTTGTGCAAGCAGCAAAAGATAAGTTTGACGTTTATCCATCTGCAGTTGCAAACTCTTGGGTTGTTCAAGAATACAAGCGCCGTGGTGGAACATATAAGTCTGAAAAAGAATTGGGATCAGATAATTTTTGGAATGGATTTTTAAAATAATGCCAAAGAAAAAAGCACAATCATTTAATGCAACACAAATCAAAGATGGAAAGATTGTACGCATGAACAAAAACGGTACAGTTAAATCTATTATTGGTCCATATGAAGTAAAGCATCCAAAGAAGGATAAGTAATGGCAGATACATACTCACCTAATGATGGTATGAAGTCTGCTGCAAGACGTGCTTTAAAGTATAAAGAAGATGGCAAAGCAACAGGTGCTGGTACTCCAGTAGGTTGGGGTAGAGCAACTGATATTGTAAATGGTGCCTCTATGTCTCTTGATACTGTTAAAAGAATGTACTCTTTCTTTTCACGTCATGAAGTAGATAAAAAAGGTAAAGATTGGGACAATGCAGAGAATCCATCTAATGGTAAGATCATGTGGTTAGCATGGGGTGGAGATGCAGGCTTTGCTTGGAGTCGTGCTATAGTTGAGCGTGAAAAGAATAAAGCAGAAAAGGTTTGGCAAGGAAGTCCATTTAGTATCAGGGGGAAATAAATAATGGAAGATTTAACACTTGAAGAAGTAAAACAGTTAGTTATATTTTATAAACAAAAGGCAACAGAGGTGGAGTTTAATCTACTAGGGGCACAATTAAAACTTAATAGGTTTGCTTCTGCTCAATCAGTTTTAGATGAAAATGTTTCAAAAAAAGAAACATCAGAAAAAATAACTAAATAACTAGGAGAAAACATGCAGGCTATTTTTATTATCGGCTTGACATTGATAGCCTTTTACTCTATAATTATAATAATGAACAAAAAAAGAAAAAACTCTTTTAATAAAGTATTATATCGTCAAAGCGATATGCACAATATATTAAAAGATTTTTTCTTTAAAGACATTTTTGATGATAAGGTTATTACATCTCAATCTAAAATTTGGAAAGAGAAACAAACAACTAGAGTTGTCATAATAGATCAAAGGGCATATTGGGTGTCAAACAACATGTTTTATGTTGGAGATACGGTGGATGGAAAGGTTAGGCCAGAAACTGGCAAACCTTTAGACACAACCAAGATGTCAAAAAGAGAAGTAGATAAGATGTTATTCATCCTGGATAACTTAAAGAATGGGAAAATAAATGATAGTGGCAGTGCAGGGAACCAATGAGTTTGATGACTATAACCTATTCCTTCGTGCTATAAGTGTTGCTTTATCGGGAATGAAAGAAGAAGAAAAAGATTTTATAATCTATTCTGCTGGTCCAACAAGGATCAACTCTTTTGTTTCGGAGTTTTCAAACCTTTCAGAAAGAGGAATGAAGGCAAGGGGTCGCAAGATAAAGTTTTATAAAGTTCCAGAGAGTTGGATATACAACAATATGGAAAACATAAACTATTTTGCATTTCTTAGTAAACCAAAAGAGCCAGTATCAAAATTAACAACTTTTGCAGAATCAAAAAATGTAGAAGTAGGAATCTTCCGTTACTAAAAGAAAGAATATAATGATAATTAATTCGTTGGCACAAATGGAAAAAATTGTTCAAAAAAATAAAGAACTTGCATGGGTTGGCTGGGACGTTGTAGAACGTAAAAGATCAGATCTTGCCAGAACATCCACAAGTGGTGTACGTGTAAAACATGCATGGTACCTACAAAAAACCTTTAACCTTAATCGTGATGGTTGGGATATTCCAAACAAATACGGTCAGTAAATGAAGCAACATTTATGGAAAGATGAAGCAGCCTGTCTTGGGCTTGATACTAATATATTCTTTGATAAGTATGAAGATGATGTAGAAGTACGTCCAATTGTAGACTCAATCTGCCAAAGATGCCCAGTGTCCAACATTTGTTTTGCTAATGGTGTTTCTGGTAAAGAGTATGGTGTTTGGGGTGGGGTATTCCTTGAACTTGGAAATATATCTAGAGAGTTTAATAAACATAAAACCAAAAAAGACTGGGCTAACACCTGGCAAGCATTGACAATGGAGTAATATGAAAAAAATACAAATACAGCCAAATGAAGAATATGCAGATTCATTTTTTAATATTAAACCTTCATCTGAATTTATTCCAGAATGGTATAGGCTTTCAAAAAGTAAAATTGGTAATGAGAAGACGGAGTTAAACCAATACAGTCCTAAAGTAACTACCTCTACTTTTAAAAAATGTACTCCGTTTCTTGATGCAATGACTTCTGGATACACTGTTTTTTTAACTGCAGATATTGAGGTTATTGAAAAAGACAATGGAGATCCAATGATATTATGGAGAACCGATAGGACTCTAATTACAGAGCATACAACAAGTCAGTGGGACGGATTACCAGTTCCTGAAGGTTATATGTCTTTAGTTTTAAAGTGGCATAATCAATTTATTTTAAAATCTCCAAAAGGATATTCTTTATTATTTTTAAATCCAATAAATCGTTTTGATCTTCCATTTCAGACAATAACTGGGATTGTTGATTGTGACAATTGGGATGGACCAGTGCACTTTCCATTCTTTATAAAGAAAAATTTTACTGGAATAATTCCTAAAGGTACACCAATAACACAGATTGTGCCAATTAAAAGAGATAACTGGAAAAGAGAGCATAAAAAATTTGATAAAAACTTTTCAGTAATTGCTGCGGAAAAGTTTTATTCAACAATTAAAAGATCATACAAAAGCAACTCTTGGATAAGAAAAGAGTATAATTAAATGTATACAGATCAAATGCGTAGAGCCTTTCATTCTATAATTCCTCCAAAAGGGTTTAAAGTAGAATTAATTGATAATGAACATTTTTTAACAATTAAACTAGACGAATATGTATTTGTAAGGATGGGTCATGATGATAAAATACAGGCTTTACAATATGTATTAAATGCAAAAAAAGCATTAGAAATGGAAGGAGCAATAGTGTTAGTTACGAGAGAGGCTATTAAATGACAATCTTTATATCTATAGCATCTTTTCGTGACCCAGAACTTGAGTACACTATTAAGAGTGCTATTGACAATGCAAGCAATCCAGAAAACCTATACTTTGGTGTTGTTTATCAGGGCCTGCCATTAGAAATGCCAAACTTTGACTCAGTTCCAAACCTATCTCTTGTAACTATGCACTCTAAAGAAGCCAGAGGTGCTGGGTATGCAAGAGCAAAAGCCATGGAACTATATAACAATGAAGACTATTTTCTTCAAATTGACTCACATACAAGGTTTGCAAAAGACTGGGACAGCATATCTATTGATCAATTAGAAAGGGCTAAGAATATTTCTGGTCATTCATCAGTTCTTCTTTCATATTTCCCAGCACCATTTGAGCCAGAAAGTAATGGCGGTATGCATTTAATTAAAAAGCATCCAAAAATAAAATCATATCCAACTAGACAAAAGGTAGCACTAAATAGAAAAAATCAATGGACTGCAGAAAGACTTGAGTTTATAAATAGAGCAAAAGAAGATCCAGAAATATCAGAAACCGTTCTTGGTGGTTTTATATTTTCTTATGGAGCAATGGTTAATGAACTTCCATATGATCCAGACCTAAGTTTTTTTGGTGAAGAGATTTGTTTTGCTATGAGGGCTTGGACTAGAGGCTGGGATATTTATTCCCCTGCAAAAAATATTGTTTATCATTTTTATTCTCGTGGTGGATATTATAAGATCTGGGGAGACAGAAACCTAAGAGGTTTATCTTGGAAAGAGTTAGAAGAAATATCATACAAGAAACAAAAAAGAATACTTTGTGGTGAAGAAGAGGGAATATTCGGTGCTGGAAACGTTAGAACCCTTGCAGAGTATGAGATCTTTACTAATACTAACTTTAAAGATTTTTATAGTTTGACAAACCCAAGGCATTAGGATATAATTAAAACATGTGGGGTGTAGATATGAAAGATATTTTTATTATTGTTTTTGCGACATTAACAGTTTGTTTTGCACTGTCATATATGTTGGTTTTAAAACAATCTATTAAACTTAAAAGAGATATTTCAAAACTATTTATTGAAAATACTTTGCTTCAAGAGTATGTTGATTTAACAAAATCTACAAAAACAAAAGAAGATTCAGATGAATCAATACACAAAGAAAATTTTATTAAATTTCTTTCTGATTCAAGAGACTGGGCTTTTTCATATATTGAAAGCGTACAAAAAGGATTAACAAAGTTTGTTAGTGATGTTGATGCAGACGTATCCCATTTTGATGAATATGGAGATGCATTGTCTATGTCAAGACCAGATTATCCATCTATGAAAAATATTTCAAAGGCATATAAGGAATTAAAAACACTACTTCCAGAGGATGAAATAAAATAATGAGAGATATATTATTATCAACACTAACAGGTTTTGGGTGTGGCGTAGTCTTTGCTGCATTCAAATTACCAGTTCCAGCACCGCCAGTTTTTGCGGGAGTCGCAGGAATTGTAGGGCTATGGGCTGGATATGCTATACTAATTAAGGTTCTATCCTAGGAGGAAACATGAACACAGAACAACTAAAGGCACTACTTGCATCATACGGACGTTCAGTCCTTGCATCAGGCCTTGCACTATACATGGCAGGCGTAACGGATCCAAAGGATCTGTGGACTGCCCTTGTTGCAGCAATCGCACCCGTTGCAATTAGAGCAATCAATCCTAACGACAAGGCTTTTGGTATCTTGCCAGATGCTAAGGCCGTAGAGATGGCTCTGAAGGCTGCTAAAGCACCTGCAAAGAAGAAGGCACCTGCTAAGAAGGCAGCGCCAAAGAAGTAATATTTACTTACAGAATTGCCAGTCTAGAGATAGGCTGGCTTTTTTGTTTTAAGAATTAATAATATCTATATATTTTTGCTTTAATGACTCTCTTGAAAAATGTTCAAACCCTAAATTAAATGCTTTTGTTTTCATTGCTTGCTTATCACTAACAATATAGTTATCAATAAGTTTAGCAAGTGATTTAGGATTAACAGACCAAACAC